GGCTTTAGCTTTGGCTGAACTCCAAAGAGCCCATAAGTAAAGGCCGAAGAATGGAACGCCGATGGTTATTGCAAAGACTTGCGTATCAGATAAATTAGGAAACATCAGCGCTCACCCCATATTTATCAAGCCAATATGCAGAGATTTCAGCTTTGGATAAACGGCCTCTTAACTGCTGCTTGCCCATCCGCTCTTTAGCAAATCGTCTTATTATTGATCCCTTAACCCAATTTGTCTCATCAGTCCAAGCCCCTGCTTGAGAATCAAATCGAATTAGAGCTACTTTATTTACCATTTTGCTCCCGTTCTGTAATCCCTAAATGGATTAACGGGTTAAATGTATTTGCTTAAATCTATTTAGACAAGCAATAGCTCGGCGAGTCGTATATCAAAGAAGCCGCATAGCCTCTCGGAATGGGCTTTGTTGCTAAAATCGGTTGTAATCGGAAGGCTCTTCAAAACCCACTCAGGCTCTATTAGAGCCCCTAAGTCAAACTGGTAGATGCCCTTAGGTGTCGCATTGATATACAGGGTCTTAGCGCCCGTCCTAGCCCTTATATCGGCCAGATAATCCCACTTCTTCTTCTCAATCAATAAGCGGTCATAGTGCGTTCTACGGCATTTGAGCTCAATATAAGAATCGCTAGTAATGCCATCTGCTCGGTCGGTCGCTGATAAGGGCGTCAAGTCTGGGTAAAGCGACTTGAGAGCCTCGAATAACTCAACCTCTCGAAAGTAGATTAGTTATCTTCCTCGCCATCTTCCCAACCAATTTTCTTTATTGGGTCATCGGCTGGCACTATCCAATCAGGGTAAGAGCTACGATCCATAGCAAAGGCCAGAGAAGTGCCTTCGTCCATTCCAGCTCTACGACAAGCTTTATAAACTTCATTGGCTGCAATAGCCCAGAAGTCAATCTTTGTTAAAGGCGTCTCTTTAGTAGTGCGCTTACGCTTTACTGGCTTCTTACTTACGCGCTTTCGCGTTGCCATTTCTGACCCCTCTCGCTAGGGCCAATTCTAGCTGAGACTCCATTTTATCAAGGCGCGACACTATTGGAATATTCTCCAATTTAATTATGTAGCGAAGGCCAGCAATCAGTAAGGCAATTGATCCTAGAACTGATGCAACGAGGGTTGCTAGTTCAGCTGCAACCATTATCGGACTTTGCCGTAACGCTCGTAGTTAGGGTTAAGCCAGTTGATTATGCTAGGCAAGACTGACACTAGAGCGGCATTTGCAATCGCATTTAGGTCGAATCCCACCGCTAGATAGGTCGCTAGTGCTGTCGCTAGGAATGTCTTTGCCCAGCTTTCGGCCATCTTTTTTAGGTCGCTCATTCTTGTCTCCTTCTAGGTCAAAGTAACTGCTGTCTTTGTCTCCCAAAGTTGTAAAGCTAATATGAAAATGAGAACGATGAGGATTAGGGCCTGAGTATTTACGCCGCTTCCATCCCAATATCGGACTCATAATCTTTCCATCGTAGATTATGTATTTAATTCGCTTATCGCCCTTCTTAGCGCATTTACGAATCTTCTCAACTAGCGCGTAAGCCTCTTCTTTATGAGCTGATAAATCAGCATCAATATCTATAGCTCTGACGATTCCATCGACTGGTATATGGTCAGAACTGCCTTTAGCAAGGTGGCGAGCATCAGCAATCCAGCCATCAGACTTCCTATCGCGATCAGGATAATCGTCATCAATTTGCTCCCGAAGTTGAATTCCTGCTGCGCATAATTTAGGCATATTAGTTATCTAGCACAATCCCTCAAGATTATGCTAGAAGCAGTTTGGCTTCTTCCTCAGTAATCCCTAGCCGATCTAGCAGGGCTGCCTTTTGGGCAGCCTTTGCAGAATCCTGTTCTGATTTCCAGGCATCATACTGAGCAAATCCTGCTTCATATTCTTCTTTCGTTAAAGGCGCAATGCCTTTATCCCAACGAATAGAATCGAAATTATCTTCTACAATTACCCAACCGCCATCAGGTCGTAGCATTGTTAAAACTTCATAACCTTTAGCCATTTTTATGCTCCTATTTCCATCAAAACAATAGTTGATTCATCGTTATTGGCTTGTATCTGAATTGCGGCATTGTTGTTTCTTGAAGCATATTGAGTTTTGTAAGTAGTAGCAGAGGTTGTGTTTGGAGAATCCAACCAAGATGTGCTAGCACTTGCAACACCTAAAGACATTGTAGAGTTTGTGTAAGCCAATTCCACCGCGAAAGTTGTTAAATTTGTTGCACCTCGTAATAATTTTACTGTTGCAGCCGCGCTAGCATTTTGCGCCGTTTTGTAAATTCCATTTTGATTAACCAAAACTAATATCTTTGATGTTGCAGCACTTGGCGTAATTGTTGCAGTTAAACCAGTATCGGCAAAAACATTACTTGAACTTGTGCTAAATGTTGTTGTGCTTGCTGCTACTACCTGCAACACCTTGCCACCACCAGCAGGAGCAGCCCACTTTACACCAAGACTTTGAGTCGAGTCGGCCGTTAGAATATGTCCATTAGTGCCAACTGGAATTCTTGCGTCAGCCGTATCAAATCCAAATAAATCGCCTTTAGTTGTAAGCGGTGTTTGGTCGGCTGTTGTTGCCCATTCAGGAGCTGTTCCACCAGAATTAACTCGCAAAACTTGATTAGCAGTTCCTAATGGCAAAGCAGTATTTACATTGGCAGTTGCTGATCTATAAGCAAGTGCGCCAGTAGTAGTCTGTGGGTTTAAGTTCTTTGTCGTTGTATCAATTGAACTTCCCAATGTGCGAATAGCAGCTGCGCCATCCTTGACAAGATCAGTGTCGTCAGGGGTATCCCAGCCGTAATTAGTAGTCGTTGCCATTTATTCTCCTATGCCACAATTGTAGCGTTTAGCCAGTATAAAGCTGGATTGATTGTATTCCAAGTCTCGACCGCTGGGACTGAGTTCCAACGGAAGGCTTGAAGGCTGAAAGCTATAGGCGATAGGTTCATAGTAAGGTCTAGGCGGTTAAGACTTGCAGTCCAAGTCCAGCCCTCTACAAAGCCTTGGAATTCTCCATCCACCATATTGGCTGGCAGATTGACGATATTTAGCGGCATACCCATAAAGACATTCAGCAAGTTATCTCGGTCAGAATTATCTATTTCTGTGTTGCCTAATGCGAAAGTTATTTGTCTTAGAGCAAATTGAGGATAAGCGCGGATAAGTAGATAGAAGGCTGCCTGATCCTCAGCATCGTTCTGATTCCGCAAAGTAGTTCTAATAGTCGTTGCCAATTGACCATAAAGAGCTATTGAAGCTGCATCCTCATCGCTCACTTCGGCATTGCCTACCCCATATCCCACTGTGATGGCATTTCGGACATCGCCAGCTCGCTTAACAATGGAAAGGGCTGGGCCGATGGCGTGATTGCCATCTAAATCGACATAGCCATTAGTTGAAAGATATTGGCTTCTATGTGTTGAGTCAGCATACCCAATTCTGCCCTGAGCATCTTCATATAAATACCCAAGTCCGCTGGTCGCAAATCGAGAAGCTAGGTTATAAACTGTGTCATTTAAATTGCTTTCAGAGTGCAAGTCATAATCACCCGGAGTATCTATTTCACCTAATCCGCTATTTTCAGCATCTTCCCATTGGACTGCTGCGTCGTAGTCATTCCAAGTTTCGGCTGCTGGCACTTCGTTCCATTGGTCAAATAAAACTGTGCTTAATAGAGTTTCAATTCTGTCGCCATCAAATTGATGAGCAAAGTTGCCAGTATAAACTGCCCTAGCAAGTCGCGCTAGAGCTCCTACTGCAACGATTTTAATCTGCTGGCTGGTAGCTGTTGATCCTGAAGTCTGGACTGTAATACCTAAGTCAGTAATAAAGCCGCCAAAGAGATTAACATAAGCGCCAGTAGAGTCTTGAACTTCTATTGTTACTGCATCATTTACTTCATAGGGGACTGCAGCTTCAGCTGTCTCTATAAGACTTAGATTGCAGTAACCAGCAATTGGCTGTTGATAAATATCGGTGCGACCCGAGGTGATAGTTAATCCGCTAAGGGTTGCGCTAGTAACTGTAAGGCCATCAACCTTAACTCTATAAACTGGATTCCAAAGGGTCATTGCGCTACTAGACCACCAAGTATCGCGCCCCCACCGCCGTTGCGAGCGTTGCTAGTGTTTAATGCTAATACTACGGCGCGAGTAAATCCTTCTTCATCTATTGCGCTTGGGGCATTAACATTGACAACGATAGCTTGGCTTCCAGCATCTGTAGCACTATTCCCAGCGTTACGAGCTGCTATTCCTTCTCTAATTCTTGCAGTCTCGGCAATCAAATCTTCTTTTCTTTGTATTGATGCAGCTACTCGTTCTGCATAAGCTTGGGCTTGATTCTCATCTAAACCAGCAGGAACTAATATCTTTCTGCCATTTACTTCATAGACTTTAGCTCCATCGAGTGTGCCACCTCTAGGCGATGCAGAACCGCCACCGCCGCCAACGCCGCCACCGCCGCCACCGCCGCCAACGAAAGGGAGTTTGACCACAACTGGACGACCTAACTCATCCACTTCGTTAGCACCGCCGCCAATTGAGAAATCTGCTCCACCAAAGCTAGAATTGCTGAAAGGATTTAATTTGCCAAGAAGGTTAGTCAATGGATTATTTTTTATAAAATCTACAATTTTCTTATAAGCATCATATAAATCTTTAAAGAAATTGACTGCTTTTCCTACGATATTAACTACCGCAGTAATACCAGTTACTATGCCGCTAAAAGCTGTTTTTAAAGCGCCAGTCATTATTGGGACAATATATTTATTTAAAAAATTCCAAAGAGCGGTAAATTCTTCTTTATTGTCATCAATCGCTTTAGTCAAAGGTTTTAACTTATCTTGAATTGCTTGAACTGCTGGGCCTACTTTAGTATTAAAAGCATCTAGCAATTGAGTGAGGATAGGCAATAATCTAGCGCCCACAGATTCCTTAGCCTCATCAAAGGCGACCTGCATCCTTGCCATTTTGCCGCTAAAAGTATCTGCCTGAACCGAAGCTTGGCCGCCAAAGGTTTCGGCAAGTGATTTAGTTACATCATCGAAGCTCATTGATTTTAACTCAGCAGCAGAAAGTCCTACGCCAAGACGCTGAAGCGAGGTGTTATTGCCATCATAAGCTTTGGCTAAAGCTACGCTTACTGCTTCTAAATCTTTACCAGAACCAGCAGCAATATCAAGAGCTAAAGTCTGTAATTTCTGCGCTTTTTCGACATCATTAGTCGCTCTTACTAGCTTTTCAAAAGAAGGTCTTAGTTTGTCATCGGCCACACCAGTAGCCAAAGACATCTTTAGGATTTGATCCTCTACTGCTTTTATCTGTTCTCTGGTAGCTCCAGTCGTATTCTCTAAAGTCTGAGCTAACTTAACTTGAGCCTTTTCATCTTCGATAGCTGCTTTAACGCCATCTATAAGCAACTTACCAGCATAAGCAGCTGCGGCAGCTGCGGCAACGGCAAAAGCGGCAGCAGCCTTCTTTCCAAATTCTCCTAGCTTGTTACCAAAGCCTTCAACTTCTTTTTCACCTTGGCCAAGTTTTTTCTTTAGATCATCAACATCTGCAAGGATGGATAACTTAAGCGTTCTATTACCAGCCATTTGTTATCCCCATTTCTTTACAATTGCAGCAAAAGCTTCTTCCCATTTGCGAATTAGTTCAGGCTGAATCTTGCGAAGTGTCGGGTAGATAAAGTAGCCAGAATTGCCGCGTCCTCTGTTGGGAGTGCGTCTGGG